GTGTTGCCATATTCCTCAAAGGAGAGTAAAAAATGCCTTTTCAAATTTCCCCCGGTGTAAACGTATCCGAAATTGATTTGACTACAGTTATCCCTGCCGTATCCACCAGCATTGGTGCATTCGCAGGAATTTTTAATTGGGGTCCAGCCGAAGTCACAACATTAGTTTCTTCAGAAAAAGATTTGGAAGAACAATTTGGTAAGCCAGATTCAAATACAGCAGTGGACTTTTTCACCGCTGCCAACTTCCTTTCATACTCAAGTGCGCTTCGGGTTGTTCGGGTTGTTGACACCAGCACTACTACTGGAACTTTTAACGCACAGGAAATTAAGCCATCCGCGACTGCTGGTGACCCAGGAACACTGATTAAAAACGACGAATCTTTTATTGCAAGCGAACCCACGGCTAACACTTTTTATGCCAAGTATGCAGGTCAACTTGGAAATCAACTTACTGTTGAGCTTTGTGATACTGCTGGCGAATATGTAGCAGGACATCAACATGGTTTTGCCGCATGGTGGCCTAATACATACTTCTCTGCTGCCCCAGGAACTTCTCCTTTTGCTTCTGCCCGAGGATCGGCAAACGACGAGTTACATGTAGCAATTATTGACTCGCCTCAAGGACATTTCTCTGGAACCGCAAATGGTGTTCTGGAGCTTTATCCCTTCTTGTCGAAGGCAACTGATGCAAAGACCGACTCTGGAGATGCTAATTACTTTAAGACGGTAATTAATAACAAATCTAAGTACATCCGAATTGGTAGTGCAACAGCAGGCACACAGGCTGACTATGATAATCCAGCGGCTGATGGAACTCAATTTGGAAATACTGCTACTGGAATTCGTTCTATCAGACTTCAAGGTGGTTCGGATGGACCCCTTGGTGGAAGTTGGGGAGCGGGTTTGTATCAAACTTCATATGACCTATTTTCTGACCCTGATCAAGAAGACATTTCACTGATTCTTGCAGGAGAGGGTGGTTCATGTGCTGATGCAGACCGTATCACTAACATTAACTATGTAATTGACCTTGCAACAACACGAAAAGATGCTGTTGCTTTCTATTCTCCATTGAAATCTGACACTGCTGACCAAGCAACATCCACTGCGATGTTGAATGCAATTGTTGGCACTACTCCGACAACGGGATTTAGAACATATGAAACCAATAAGAATACATCTTATGCATTCATGGATAGTGGTTGGAAGTATCAGTATGACAAGTACAATGATGTGTACCGATGGATTCCTCTAAATGGTGACATTGCTGGTCTTGCAGCACGAACAGACAATCAACGAGATGCATGGTGGAGTTTTGCTGGATACAATCGCGGGCAACTCAAGAATGTTGTTCGCTTGGCATTCAATCCATCAAAGGCACAAAGAGATGCACTATACAAGAAGCAGGTTAATCCTGTTGTGACATTCCCCGGACAGGGAACACTACTGTATGGTGACAAGACATCACAGACACGACCAAGTGCATTTGACCGAATCAATGTGCGACGTTTGTTTATTGTCCTTGAGAAAGCAATCTCGACTGCTGCCAAGTTCTCACTCTTTGAGTTCAATGATGACTTTACGCGAGCGCAATTCCGAAATATGGTTGAACCATTCCTTCGGGATGTCAAGGGTCGGAGAGGCATTAATGACTTCAAGGTTGTGTGTGATGTGACAAACAACCCAGGGAGCGTGATTGATCGGAACGAGTTTGTTGGTGACATTTACATTAAACCCGCAAGGTCAATCAATTTCATTCAGTTGAACTTTGTTGCAGTCGCAACGGGAGTTGACTTCTCAGAAATTGTAGGCAAATTCTAGGGCTATTGAGAATAAATAGTATTAGAATATAATAAGGAGAGTAAATAATGCCTTTTTCAGTTAATAACTTCAGAGCCCAACTTGTTGGGCAGGGTGCGCGACCTAATCTGTTTGAAGTCACAGTTCCATTCCCCGGTGCAGTCAATCCAGGGGAAGCAGGGCAAAAGATGACATTCATGTGTAAGGGTGCCCAGATTCCAGAAGCAACTCTTGGAACAGTTGAAGTTCCTTATTTTGGAAGGAACATTAAGATCGCAGGCAACCGAACATTTGCAGAGTGGACAACGACAGTCATTAACGATGAGGATTTTGCTGTTCATGCTGGTCTTACTAATTGGATGAATGCCATAAACGGTCATGGTGAGAACTTAAAAGCCATTGCTGGAAATGAATATCAAGTGGATGCAACGGTTACACACTATCAAAAGGATGGAGTTGTTGCCAAAGAAGTTACTATAATAAATTGCTGGCCTTCTAGTGTTGCTGCGATTGACCTTAATTGGGAAACCAATGATCAAGTCGAAGAGTTTACGGTCACATGGCAGTATGATTACTGGCAAATCGCAGACGCATTGACCCAGACATCCTAACCAAAAAACCTATCCGGTGGGGGATTATATATAGGTATATAGAATATCACCCCCACCTGAAAGGTTACCCTTTATGGCAATTAAATTATTAGGATTTACAATAGGACGAGATGGCAAGGAAGAGGTTCCCGAGGAACGTCTTCAGCCATTTACTGCTCCCGAGAATGTTGACGCTGCCATCACTGTTGATGCTCCCACTGTTACAGGTG